CCCTAGCCTCCTTAACCTTTACGCTAAGTCTTACTCAGTAGTTGCTTCACTACCTTAGCAACTGCTTCTTGATGTGACGGGGGCACGTTGGTCTCCCCCTTAAACCAATTGTAGATAGTGGCGCGGGTTACCCCGAAATGTTCTGCCACATCCACAGCCGGAATGTCACGATCAATGCACAGGTTGCCAAGCTGGACACCTAGCTTACCGGTGTCCGCTGAGTTAACTGTTCTAGCGAATTTGGATGAATATCCGTTACTCATCGTCCCACTCTTCGAGGATTTTGCTTACGTCTTTCTTCGGCGCTGGAGCTTCCTCCTTTTTGCTGGCGCGTTTCGTAGGCTCAGGCGTAGCCGCCTCCGGCGCATTATCCTCAACAGGAGCAGCTTTAGCCTTCGGTGCTGGGGACTGTTCAAATTCCTCACTACTATCCGCATCTTTCACTCCGTCCGTCTGCGCAACAGTCATAGTGATTGCTTTGGTAGCGTCGAGAGATTTGCCTTGGTCAAGAGCGGTGTTGAACTCGTCGGTCTCCAAGAACCGTGCTGGCTTGAACGTCAGCTTTGGTGTGGAGCTGTTAGTATCAAAACGCATCTCGGTAACTACAGACGTGATAGGGATGCCCTTGCTTGCAATCATCTTTGCGTAAGTCTGCAAAGGCCACTTGCCGTTCTCACCTGCACCGAAAATAGAAGTAGCGGGAAGCGCAAGCTGATACACGTCACCCCCAACATCGTTCTCCAAGACCACAGCCAGACGCTGCTGGTAACGGCATGCACGACTTTCGTTCTGGCCTGAACCCTTGATGTTCTGTGGGCAGTCTGCGCACTTCTTAGCCTGTGGGTTTTTTGCTTTAGCATCAGGAAACTCACCTTCCGCTGACCAGCAGTCAGGTGGGGTTACAACGCCTTTTTTGTAGGTGCCCGCGTAGAAGATACGGGATACCTTAGGTGCTGCGGCAACGATAACTACTTCCATTGCACGTTCTTCGTTCTGGGCAACTTCTTTACCGTTGACCATCATGCGCCACACGCCACCCTCGATGGAGATACGCTTGTTGTCGCCACCGCCACCACCCATTAGGGCTTTGGTTGTGTCATCAAGCTCCATAGTTTTGAGGTGTGCGGGTAAACCTTTGTTGAGCAGGCTGAGTTCGCTCATTGTACTTTCTCCTTATTTACGACGGACAACAACCGAATAACGGCTGTCAACATTAAGACCCGGCGGATGCAGGTCAGGATTTTCTTCAAGGAACGTGGACATGTTGGTTTGTGATACGCGCTTCTCCAACAACTCCAGTGCTTCATGTTCCTTCAAGAATGCGTAGAACGAATGCCAATCATTCGTCCAGTAACGTTTCTTCACAGTGCGGCTTAGTGTGCCGTAAGGTGTGCGTATGCTGTCAGCACCGATTGCTTTGCAGGCTTCCAACAGTTGCGCTTCGATTATCTCCAGCGACTCTTTGAGGCCACTGTCTTGTCTTTCATACTCGTCTGATAGTTCTTTACGGGCATCGCGTATTTTTATATACGTTCTAACCAATTTATCAGTCGGTATGGTTTTGGGTTCATCAATTACTTCGCTCATTTTATTTCTCCAAGGGTTACTACAAACTCATTCTAGTTTCTAGATTTTACACTGTCAAGGACTTTATTCATCTTCCAACAAATTTTTATATAGGTCAATCATTCTGGAGTGGATATCAATCTTCGCCTCTAACATGGCGTACATACGTTTCTCTACAGGTGAGCCTTGCAGGTGGATTACAGTAACGGGATTGCGTTACCCTGCACGGTGCGGACGAGCGTTGCACTGGAGGTAGGTCTCCACGGACATCACAGGGGACCAATACACCACGACGTTTGCGGCGGTTAAGGTTACACCATGTGAGGCCGCTTGCGGCTGGATAATTAATACCTTGGGGTTATCCTCGGTCTGAAACTTGTTAAATATTTCTGTGCGTTTATTTACTGACACCTCGCCGTTGATAATCTCTGTTGAGTAGCCTGATTTTTTTAACTCTTCGCTAATTATCTGGATGCTATGTTTGTAAGGCACGAACACGATGACCTTGTGGCTTGCCTCATCAATAACTTCTTTCAGTGCCGCCATGCGGTTAGCCGAATCAAACGCAACAGTCTCTCCAGTATCTGAGTACACTGCACCGCAAGAAAGTTGAAGTAACTTATTAAGATTAGCCGCTGCATTGACCGTGGTGATTTCTTCCCCAGCAGCTACCGCTACCATGTGCTTACGTAGGTGCTCGTAGTATTTCAACTGCTGTGGGGTAAGTGGGATGTCCCGTGTGACGTACGTAATTGCTGGTAGGTCAAGGCACTCTTCTTTGGTAAAACGAATTGCTGGTTGCAGCGCGTTGTGTACGATGGACTCCGACTGCGGGCGCGGTACGTATTTAAACTGCGTGATCTTTTGCATCACCATGTCGCGAAACGAACCAAAGAACTTTGGCACCCCGGTGGGGTTTACGATGCGAGCAAGTCCGTAGGCGTCAGTCGGTGATTGTGATGCGGGGGTGCCTGTTAACATCCATACCCACGTGCTTGGTTTGATAATTGAGTTAAGTACTTTCCAACGTTTTGTGGAAACGGTTTTGTAGGCGTTGGCTTCGTCCACCACAACCAGATCAAACGCTTCTTCGGCAACCGCATCCTTGATGATGTCTAGCCCGTCGAAGTTACAGATGACGAACTCAGCATCGGACTGCACTGCTTTAATTCGTTTGTCTTTAGAGTGGCTGTGCGCCAACGCTGTTGTGCGATGCATTGAGAACCGAAACAAATCGTTTTGCCATGCGGACTGCATGATGGATAGTGGGCACAAGATCAGTACGCGCTTGATGATACCCAACGTCATGAGGTAGTCCGCTGCCCAGATAACACTGCCTGTCTTTCCGGTGCCTTGTTCATTGAAGCAGAATGCACGGCGGTGCAACGTCAAGAACGATGCGGTTTCTTTTTGGTGGTCAAACGGACGGTATAGGCCGGGCCACTTGTAATGCGACATGATGGGTGACGGTACATTCTTGATGCGCAGGTTCTTCAGCACCTGAGCTTCTTCCAGCCCCCACTTCACCAACACTTCGCCAGACTCCAGCATTTTGCTCTTCGGGATAATCTCCGTAATACGTTGTGGCTCCCGCACCTTTAACAATAACGCTCTGTCTTCTATTATTTGCACCGCGCTTCTCCAAGGAATAACAGGCTAAAGTGACATTTTCACTTTAGCCATATAGTTTTCTTACCCACCAACAAGTTTGAAGACTGCGTTTCCCCGTCTTGCCTACCATAGTGATCGCGAATCCTATGGCTGTCCGGTTCTGGGTTAGTCCGCTTTACGTTTTCACGTCCGGCAGTCTTCAAACTTCTTGGTGGGGGGAGTATTTCCAGCGAGGAGTGAACCGACCAAAGCTCCTTCATCGCATTCCACTGTCCCCCCGTAGTCTTACTTCTTTCTCTCGCGCTTGCTTGTCTCTGATACCAAGGCACCGGAGGAACTGCGTTTGAAAGAACGATTCTTTGCCGCGCTCTGAATGCGGGTGCCGTCTTTGTTTGTGCCGCCTTTGGACAGGGCTTTTACATGGGCGATATCTTTGCCTTCGCGTTTGTCAGCCTTGCCATTACCATTCTTGTCAGCACCTGTCTTATCTACCGCACGGCGAGCGCGTTGGCGCTCCATCCGGTTAAGGTGCTCTTCTCGCTTCTTTTGCATTTCATATTCATGCTTGTAGGGGCGCGGAGATTTAGTGTAGGGCATTTAGTGTTGCCTCCCGTTATGGATGCAGTCTGTTACAGCACAAAAGTTTTTGCAGGTGAAGTTTGGTTTTGCGTTCCATACGTTGTTTACCATGCAGGACTCTAACGTGTGGGTTGTTTCCAATCACTTCAACCATGCCTTACCTTTGCCTTCGTCGTTCTCGTATTCTACCTTTACGAAGTCTTTCACCACCACAAAAAGCAATCCGGCTTTAACTTTTTTGACTTCTGGAAAGTGCTTAAATATTGCTAACGATAGCAACTCTAACTGCGCCGTGTCTGCATACTTGCTGGACTTGCTTGTTTTGTAATCTACCAGAAAGGCTTTCTCCCCATCCACGATTATCAAGTCAGCAATCCCACGCCACCACACGTCATCCGCTTTAAATTTACAGGCTTGCAGACTCTTAGTCAGGCCCATCTCAAACTCGCAGTACCGGGTGCCCTTGATCTTCATCAGGGGGTCAAGCTGCTCTTGCAAAAACGAGTACTTGGCAGGGATGGGGATACCGTCCCGTACATACGCCTCCGCCGCCGAGTGCACCGCCGTGCCGTAAAGCAGATGATCTTGTGCTGGTTCGACAATATCCTTCTTGACCTTCAGCCTGTAGTACTTTTGAGGGCACTGTTTAAACAGGCTGATGCCACTATACGACCACGTGTACTTAACATTCGCCATAGGATCCAGCAACTCCTGATTCGCAGTTGAGCGGTAGACCGGTTGCCCATACGGGCGTCCATCGCATACAGTCTTCGACATACGCTTGCGCCACATCAGCTTCTTCCTTCAAAGCGATACAAGCCACGGCATCATGCACAGTAAGTACGGTTTTGTACTGTTTACCAATTCTGATCATCTGCTCTGCAATGACACAACGGGCCAGAGCTTGGCAGAGATTCTCCACCACTTTGCCGCCGTATATCTTTGTCCACCCAATACGGGTTTTGTATTCAAACTGCTGTCGCCCCTGCGGGTCAGTCACTGTACGCAGCATATCGTAGCGTAAAGGAAGCCCATTTGGCAGGACAAATCCGCGCATCGCAGGATCAAACTGTAGCACACCCTCTCGACCTACGGAAGCCATTTGCCCCCGAATCATCGCCTCAAGTGAGTTATTCGCCGCCCGCCATAGTGCTGGAATCTGGGCGTATGTTTGCCGGTACACACTGATAATGCGCTTGCACTCGTCCAGTGGGATGTCCACATTGAAGGTCTTCAATTGTGCCTGAAACTTATCCCCACCCATCCCATACCCGGCACCCAGAATCGTGGTCTTCCCCACAAACCGTTCAGGGTCAGTGATCTGATCAACCTGCTTGCCGTAAATCTGCGCCGCCATGATCTTGTATGGATCGTACTGCATGTCCTTCTTTGGCACCCCGGCAGCAATCTCACCGTTGTTCTTCTCAAAGAACTCGACCAAGTCCTCCTGCCCAGCCAGCCACGCCAGCGTCCGCGCTTCAATCTGCGAGGAGTCGGAGTCGATCATGACGTACCCCTTGGGTGCTCGGATAGCGTTCTTCAGCTTGCCTGCGTTCTGCCCACGGCTCGGCAGATTCTGTAGATTGACCTTGTCATCCCCACCCCATCGACCAGTGTGCGCTGCGTAGTAACGCAACGGAACAGGAAGTGAGCCACGCTTGGCTATATCTATAAAGCGTTGTGTACGTGTCTCTTCCAAAGTTGACTTATTGCCGAGTCGGGCAGCGACTAGCGTCTGCACCCGCAGGTCTGAATGTTCCGCAAGTGCCTTGAACTCCTCGTCCGTCTTGGCAAACGCCCATGCTTCCTTACCCGTCTTGGCACTCACCTTGCGGGGCAGGAACTCAGCGGACTTGAACACAGGCTCCCCGGTCTCCTTGTTCTTCAGGGTAAGCAGTAGCTCGGCAAACTTATCGTTGGACATCAGCAAGTCTTTATCTGCCTCGGCGGCTTTCAGCAGGCGTTCCTTACGCCCCTTAACTTCTTCTAGGTGCTGCTCCAACAACGGTAAATCCAACTCCAAAATGGGTTCTACAAACATCTTTAGCGTTGCGTCGATGACCTTGAGTTCGATCTGCGGGAAACCGTTCGCCATCATCAGGTGGAAGATGTCGTAGCACAAATTAACGTCGTTCTTACAGTACTCCCTATATTGGGCAAGTTGTGCCGGTGCGAAATCTTTACGGCGCAGCCCCAATGCATCGACTACTTCATTACCTTTTTCGCCCACTTGGTAATGCGTTGCCAGCTTCGCGAGACTACCCCCCACAGATACTCCGTGCACTGCACGTGCCATAGACAAAGTGTCCAGCCAACCTTTCGCCTTAACCCCGAAACGCCATGAGAGTATTGCCCCATCAAACGCGGTGTTATGTGCGAGGACGAAAGAGTTTTGCCAGTCAAACTTTTCAAGGAACCCCAACGTCTGAAGCGCATCACCACTGAACCATTCCGTTTCACCATCGTTCTCCTTGATACCAACTCCGATCACCTCGAAGTCAGGGTGCCGCACATATTCCTCCGTGGTCATCTTGGAGAAGCCAAAGTC